TTGAGGTCGGTTTCGTTCTTGCTCTTGATCCAGGCTTTCGGGACTAGCTTTTTTAGGACTTTCCAGGCGATGTCCTTCGCCATCCGGTATGTAGGGGCCGCGTAAAAGAAGGTTTCGCCCGGCTTTTCGATCGCCCCACGCAATAATTCGATACATGAGAGGTAACTTTTGCCGAATCGGCGGCCTGCTACCAGCACTCTGAAGCGTTTTCGGCTGCCGAAGACCTGACCCTGGGCGTAACGGAGGGTGAGTGCTCCAGCAGATTCGGGCATTTGTAGTAGACGGGTACCTTCTAGGTTATTACAGGAATTGAACCCCTGCCCCCGGTGTGTAACAGAGGAAGGAATTGAGGATATGTCAGTAGGTTCCCTGGGTACTGTCCCCCGTCGGGCAGCGCCGAACCCTACCCCCTGGTACGTCTGAACTAGCGTCGCGAGAGGCCCCTAGCGGGCCCGTGAGGGCCGGTCTGCTAGGGGTCGCTACTGTGTCACACAGCGGCCAGACGACGGCGGACAGTGGCGCGACTAACGCCCATACGGATAGCGATAGCGCGCTGCGTCAGGCCCTGAGCGCGCAGGGCGCGGGCCTGTTCGATCTCCTCTGCCTGTGTCAATAGTACAACTGTGCCAGTTGTACGGATGATCTCCTGTAGCGGTGCGGGTGCGGGCTGTGGTTCGGCTGTGCTGGTGGGGCGCGTGGGCCAGTTCTGCGCCAGGTAATCGTTTGCCTGGTGGATTGCACGGCCCATGGCGTAGCCAGCGTTATAGGTGACGATGACGGCGGTGATGACTAGGGCGACGGTGGGAGCGATGCGCCGTGCCAGGGATTCCAGCTGGGCGGAGATTTGGGCAGTGGTGGGGTAGTTCATTTGTTCCCTTGGTGTGGGTAGGTTGCGTGGGGCGTTCACTGCTGCCCTCACCCATACAGTATAACAGCACAGCCGCGTAGTGCGGCCATACTGTAATACTCTGTAACATCAGCAGAACTTATCTGCCGAGCACAACCAGGCGGCATTCTGCAGCCGAGCGACCGGCAGACTCGCAGCGCTTCAACTGGGAATGATTATCAAAACCCATCGCAACGATGGCGGCGACGATGGCACCGCAGGCCAGCAGGTAGCCGAGGGATCCGCGTTCAGTGTTGGTCATTGGGAAGCATGGTGAGCTTACTCCCGTATTGTAGCACAACAGCCGCCTGCTGCCTAGCCCTGGCGCTTGTCTTCAACGGTGATATTCAGCGTGGGTGCAGCGGCTGCCTGTTGCTCTGGCGCAGCCTCTCCAATCACTGCGCCCATATCTTTGAGCAGCATCGCCACCGTCTGCAGCTGACCTTTCGCCATGGCCTTACGGCAGGCAGATAGCCTCAGTGCCTGGATTTGGTTCAGCAGCTCGCCTCTGGTGGCGATTTGCTCCGTCTTGAGCAGTTCGGTAGCACGGCTGTAGTCTTCGTCCGCCGTTCTCTGAGATACATTGAAGCGATCTGCCAGCTTCTGGGTGATCTGCCTGCGCGTGCCACCATTCAGGATCTCGGCGTAACACCAGTTCGCCCGCTCCTCTACGCGAACGCTCGATCCCTTGCCACCACGCCAGCGCTTGGACTCGTCATTGGCAACGGTCGTGGATTTCGTTACTTCCAACTCGTCAGAATCGGGCACCGTTTGAGTCACAAACTCTGTAGCCCAATGCTAACCTCTCCTGCTGTCACGTTTGCAGCGAAAAGCCCGGCACTAAGGCCGGGCCGTTGATCGGTGGGAGCGCCGGCTCAAACGCTGCGCACAACGTGCCAGCTGCTGGAAGTCTCGCGGATCAGGCTGTAACCGTCGCCAATCTCCAGCTCGCGCCAGGCTTCGGTCCAATCGATGCACGTATGGGGCCAAGCAAGCTCGCGGTTTATCGCTCCAATGTCGTCAGCCAGCGTCTGAGCGTAATCCGCGCCAGCCTGAGCTTCGCTGTAACCGTCAGCGGTGCCGCAGTAGGCATCACACAGCTGTTCAGCTTCAATGCCGTGATCATCGAACGCTTGAATCAGCTCAGCCGTGCCAGCTGGATCCTCGCAATCAATGCCGCGCTCCTCCAGCGCCTCGGCCCACTCTTCAGATAGCCAGAAGCCGAAACAAGCGCCGTCACCCTCGGACGCGCCGAAACAGAAGCCGGTAGGTGCCACGTCTTGCAGGATGTCGCCAAGTTGCAGCAGACAACCGCCGGCCATGTCGTCATCCCAATCTGATTCGCGCGAATCCTCGCCAACTAGGTGCTGCAGTGCCGGCAGTACGGTGCAAAGCTCGGCACCAAGCTGTTCGGCAGTCTGCCAGTAGCGCACGAGCAAATCCTCGGTGCGCAGTGTGTCAGTGCTGACGATCCAAGGGAAGGATGCCAGCTGCTCGGGTGTGTAGCGGGTCATGATGTGAGCCTATGGGTGGGGTCTCGTGTGAAACAATACAGCAGATCGCGCCACTAGGCAAGCGCCGGCGCCAGGGCATCGCGGGAGCCGTCCGGCCAAGGGTAGGACTCCCGGCGCCATTCCTGATCAAGCGGCAGCAGTGCCAGGCCGGTTAGCCCCACGAGATCCAAGCGGTCGATTCCTGCGGCGATCCGCTCCAGTCTGATGTAGGCGCCAGTGCTCAGGTCCTGCACTTCCCATTCCTCGCCGGCCATTTCGCGGCAAGCGTTGAAAAGCTCCAGCAGATCGCGCTCCAGCTGATCATCGGGCAGGGAGTCCAGCTGATCATCTGCCCAATACTTCGCGGTGCTGGGGCCGTAAGCGTTACGCTCCAGCACGTCCACAGGACAATAGGCAGCCAGCTGATCTCGGATTGCGTCGCGCCACTCTGACGCGTAGCAGTCTTGCCAAGCACGGTCGATCTCTTCCAGCTCCAGCGTAAAGTGCTCGTCTTTAGAGATCAGCGAGTAATGCTCCAGTGCTTCAACGGTTTCGATGACGTCAGCCGGAACCCGCAGCAGATCCAGCACAACGCCTTCGCCGTTCCAGCCGTAACCGACAGTCAAGATGCCGCCTAGGGGATCGGGTGTGCTGGCGGGATCGGTTAAGACGTTGAAATTAGCCTTGCCCACTAGGCCGGTGCTGGCGTAATCGCTCCAGCCGCAGTAGGTGGGCACGAAACCGAGGGAGACGCCGCGCCAGCGCTCGGATAGGCAGGTTTCGAGATGGCGCTCTGGGGTCTGGTGCCAGGAGCCGAAACCATCGCGCTCGGGTTCGCCGTCTCGGATCAGCAGCCAGTGGCCGGAGCATCCGGCGAGACGATCAATACGCTCCAGCAGAGCGGGGCTGGCTTTTGGTGTGGTGGTTTGCATGGCAGGGTGTGCCTTGGTGTGCTCGCCCACAATACTACATCAGCCCCAGCTGGCAAGCCTTGCGCTTGGTGGTAGTGTTAGAGGGTAAACCCTCACCCATAGGGAGATGCTCACCAGTCAAAAGGAACGGCAGCAGCTTGCCCGAGATCAGCGGGAAGCTGAGCGGGAGATGACGCGCCAGGAGAAACGGGCGCTGCGGGATCTGCGCTACTGCGCGGAACGTTCCACCCTCTCAGAGATTGAGTGGCGTGATCTGCTGCGTCTTCACGAGATCCACGGCAAGGAAGGGATTCGGGAGCTTTGGGAGTCCGTCATCCCATACTGGAATCAGTGCCAGGCTCGCAATGGCGGCGAACCATGCCCCAGCGATCTCGTGCCAGCTGGTTTGAAATTAAGTGCAAAAAAAGCGCGCACAACACCCACGACACGCAAACCGGCAGGTGCTCCACGCAAAGCCCGCGCTGATGCCGGCAAACCTCGCGCCAGTTACAGACCTCGTACCAGTTCCACCAAATGAAGAACCTCTACCGAATCCAATACAAAGCACCTGGCCAACCCTGGGTTGACTGATACGCTCCACGGCTCCCACCATGGGAGCCTTTCTGCTGCCCTTAGGTGAGACTCATGAGACACACCACGAGACAGCCGTAGGCGGAAATACCGGCCACGCTCCAGCAGACCTCCCACCATGGGAGGATGTATTAGCAGGATCGCCAATAAATACCAGGTATTGGCATTATGAATGGCCAAAACAATACATGAATGGCCTTGAATGGCGTTCCAGTGAATGGTTTTTGCCGAGGCCGTTAGGCCGAGGCTTGAATGGCATCGAAGTATCTGTGGCAGCGTTCCATGAATGACTTTTCTGCCTGTTCCAGCTCAGCTGAATCCATGTAATGGACGTTAGGGGCACCGCAGCGGCGTGCCAATACAATGACTGCGCCAGATGCTTTTAATCCGGTTAAATGTTTGAGTCCTAGTGAATACGCTCCGCACTGGTCAATGTAACTGTGACCGCTGGGAAGCCTGTCGTCGCGGTCGGTTTTACGTCCCACGCTAGTCTTCCAGTCAACAACATGAATGCCTTGTTTACCTTTTAAGGTGAGTAGGGCGTCTGCTGTTCCAGCAAAACCTGCGGGATGGTGAATGCTAAATTCACTTGCAAAAATCTCGGTTACGTTTTCAGTGATCCAGTCAGATAAGCCTCTTGCGTAACCTTTTGCGCTGAATCCTACTGGGGGAACATTAGGGCGTACCCTTTTTAATGCCCATTGTGTGATGGGGGCAGGAATACGCGCCAGTCCCTGTTCGTCCCAGCGGATGGAGTTGCGCTTGTTTGCTGTAGACCGAGCTAATTGCATTGAGGTTTTTAATAAGTATTCCGCTTGATTGTGTGCCATGTTGCCTCTTGTGGCCGCAACATTTCTTTGTTGTGAAGCTTCGGCCTCGCCGAGGCGAGCAACCCAGCGTTCCAGTCCTGTTGTGTCGCTTGTCTCTTTTAGTACACGAGTAACTGAATGGTAGATGTTGCCGTTAATGTCCCGGTAAATCCGGCCGCCGGGGTCGCTTTCGTCGTCACGTTCCAGCTTCCAACGCCTTAATCCAGCAAGTGTGTCTTGTGTATTAGGCATTTGGATAGTTTTTCCCATTTACACCTTACCAGCAAAAAAGCCCCCGGTAAAGGGGGCGTTGAAAATTTGAAGGGAGATCAGGCTGCCTTGAAGGGGTTTCCTCCTGTCAGCAGGCGCGAAATGTCGAAGCCCTCAGCCTTTGCCTCGATCCAAGCCGCATCTAGGTGCTCTTGGCTCCCTTTCTTGCGGGGAACAGGACGGACGGCGTACTCGGTGGTTAGCCCAGAGCCTTTCTTGCTGATGGTGAAGTCCCACTCCAGCAAATCTGCGTAATCCTCTAATTGGCTGATGGCGTCGATCTCTTTCAGGATCGACTTTTGGGTGATCTGCAGGACTTGGACTTTCCCGGCGTCATAGACGTAGACGGGCAGCGCCACAAAAAACTTCAGATCTGCGGTGCCGGGTCCTCCACGGCCTTCACGGGGTTCAAATTCCCCCATTTCGGCAACCACGTCTTCATAGGTGGGCTCGAAGTCCCAACGGAAGGGTTTGTTGGTGCCGTTTGCTTGGCCCCAGCACTCCCATCCCTCCAGAGGTTCGTCGGTGAGTAAAGCGAAGCGGACAGATCCTCCATCGGGAAGCTTGCTAAGGCTTAGGTAACCGCCGCCGCTGTTGCCGCCGTTGACGTTGGCTGATGCGGATTTTGAAAGGAAAGCCATCTGTGTAGGTGTTTGGTGTGGTCGGCAGGAGTGCCAACGTCTTACACAGTAACACGGGTTGACGGAGGGCGCTACCGTACAAAAACGCCCCTACAGCGGGAGCTGCGGGGGCGTAGCGAACCTTTCTCGTGTGAGACTCTAACATGTCGCAAAGTAAGACGCAGGATTTGCTGGCTTTTGTGCGCCAGCTGCCTGTGGGGATCGCGTATGCCCCCATTTACGCCAAGGGGCAGGCGATCCAGTCCGGCAAGATCAGCAAGGGCAAAACGCCGTTGGAGCGCAGTCATCACTTGGTGATGACGCCTTCGGATGTGGCGCTCCAGATTGAGCGCAAGCCTGAGGTGTTTCAGGCGGTGGGTGCTTTTACTGGTGCTCGCAGTGGCGGGCTTGTGATCCTTGACGTGGATCGCAATCTCAGCCGTCTCAAAAAGAAGTGGGGTGACTCGCTGGAGGGTGCTCCAGTCGTTACCTCGACCAAAGCCAACGCCGCTAAATACCTGTTCCGCGTTCCTGAGGCGCTGTGGGGCTCGGTAAAGGGTTTTGGGCTCAGTGATACCGGCGCTGGGTATGAGGTGCTCTGGGGGCGTCAGGGGCTCCTCTACGGGGCTTATCCGGGCTCCAGTGATGGGAAGGCTCCAGCTGGGTATTACGGCTTTGAAGGCGATCTGGAGGCCATTCCCGTGGCTCCTGAGTGGCTGCTGGCGGAGATGCGGGATGCCAGTGGGAAGGATGTGCAGGATGGCGGCTTCATCAAGAACCGCAAGGCGCTGGATTTCTCGGATCGAGAGCCAGCTGAGGTGGCTGAGATCATTCAGTCGGCGCTGCGGGTGATTCCGGGGCAGGGCAGTGGCAGCCGCGATCACTGGGTCAAGGTGGGGATGGCGATCCACTCGGAGTTGCCGACTGACCTTGGTTTGACGCTTTGGTCGGCTTGGTCTGCAGAAGACCCCGAATTTTCACAGGATTGGGCGGATGGCAATCCCTGCGAGGAGGTTTGGAAGTCCTTTCGCAAGGGGCCGGTGAGCCTTGGCTCGTTGTTCTGGCTGGCGGACCAGCAGATGCCGGGGCGGATGTGGCTCTCGGAGGATCTGCGGAAGGTTGTATCCGAGGCTGAGCAGGACCGTGTACAGCGGTTCCGCAACACTGGTCTGACCCACGAGGAGATCGTTAAGCGCGGCACGGCGTCAATGGCGCTGCCTAACCCTTCAGAGGTGCAACACAAGCTCCACGAGATTGCTCTGGAGGCCGGTTACAGAGACGCTGCCGCTGTTGTGCGGCTGATCATTGCGGACCAGGAGTACAAGCGTGGTTCGCAAGGCGGCAGCCTCAGTGAAATTTTTGCGGCTGAGGAGGCTCCAATCGAATACCTCATTCCCGATTTGCTGCCAAAGCCCGGCACGGTGCTGATGCACGGTCGTGGCGGCTGCGGCAAGACGATGGCGGTGCTGACGCTGGCCAAGCACATCGCACGCGGGATTCCGTTCTCCGTTCAAGGGCAAGAGGTTCCAGTTGAGCAAGGCACGGTGCTGTGGCTTAACGGCGACCAAAACAGCCGCCGGATGCGCAAGCAGTTCCGTGAGCTGGACTTCACCGCCGATGACCCAGTGATCGTGCGCAACAAGGTTTCGATGCTCTGGTACCCCTGGTTTATCCAGCAAATCGAGGAGCACCGTCCCAAGCTCGTGGTCTGGGATTCGGTGACGGCTTGTATGCGGGGCTGCGCCTTTGACCAGAACAAGGCTGAGTACGCCGAGCCTCTGTACTGGTACAGCGCTGAAAACGGCGAGAGCTTCCCGGCAACCACCATCGTCTTCATCCACCACGCCAACAAGGAGGGCGGCTTCAGGGGCACTACAGCCCTTGAAGACGGCGTGGATGAGTCTTGGGCTATCCGACGCCCTGAAAAGGGCGAAAAGGAGCGCGTAGGTGCTGCTGCGCGGCTTATCACCATCAACAAGAGCCGCGAGGGTAACGAGGGCAAGCAGCTGGTTCTGCGCCAGCAAACTGACCTGACCTTCGAGCTGAAGGATCTGCCCGCCGAGGGCGTGGAGGAGGGGTCTCCCGCTTCCATCGTGGATCGGGTGCTCCAGCGCCTTCGGACGCGGGGTGTACCAATGACTCGCAAGGAGCTAAACGCTGATCCAGTGGTGGGGGGCAGCGTCGAAGGGATCCGCAAAGCCTTGGAGCGTCTCGTTGATCGAGGGTTGGTTACTGCCGAGGGCAAAGCCAGTTACAAGCGGTTCCAAGCTGTATCCGCGCGCAGGGGGGTTCCACCAGAAACTGTCCAAAACGACGACAACTCCAGCACTGGAGCGGGATCTCAGGAACTGGAGCGTCCGGAAGTGTCCAAAACTGTCCAAGACGTGTCCGTTTTTTCTGCTGAAAGCGGTTCCGGACAAAAAACGGACACAAAACGGACAGACCCGGACAGTTTTGGTCACGCCAATTCGGCAAAACCCTTGTCTGCCGGGGGGTCCGAAGGAAACGGACACGAATCTGGCGAGCTATTCACGCGCGAGAAACGCACACCAGCGGAGCTTGCGCAGCTGATGCAAGAAGCCGCCGACTTCTGGAGCTAGGCTCCACGCACGGCAAAGGGAGGGGTGGCTGCCCCTCCCAATGCGTCGCCACCCCAGTGGCCGCATTGCCCCGTCCACCTACGTCCGGAGCTTGCTCCGTTGATCCTATGCCTACGTACTCCAACCCGTACACAAAAAAGGTTATTGAACAACAAGAAAAAGTAGAACCTCAATTTTTAACCGCTATAGACAGGATGCAAATGGAAAGTCCTTTTGTATGTGGTGCAGATAATATGTATAAAACATGGGGTCCTTGGGAACTTCGTTGTACACAAACGAATGGATGCGAATTTTATGAGTTGTATCACGAAGCGGCTGACTACGCTATAGATTTTTCTGAGGTAAACGACATGTCAGAGTTACTGGATTGGGTAATACACATGTCATGTAAAAGTTCTGATGTGTACGGAAAAGACTTTATCTATTTTTTAAACTTAGCGTTTCAAAATATTTTTGACTACTCTTCAATAAATATCGTGTCGCCGTCTTTCGGAAAAACCCCACGTGGTACAGGCTTGAAAGCGGCTAAAAAATACTACAAAGCTATAAATAAAAAACGTAATGTTTCAGTACGCACAAGACACAAAGTTTTAGAAAGAGACGGTTTTCGGTGCCAAGACTGTGGAGCTTCTCCTGCCATGGGAGCCGTTTTGGAAGTAGACCACACGATCCCTGTTTCTAAAGGCGGCACAAACGACATGAGCAATCTTCGTACTTTGTGCGCAGACTGCAATCGCGGGAAATCCGACCGCATTGTGGACTACAGCTAAAAGCGCGTGACGTTCCAGACGCCTAACTTTTTCCTAGGGCTCATGCGCGTTGCCGCGTGGGTGTTTTGGAGAGATCCCGTGGCTAAGCCTGAACCGCCCCAACCCAAGCGCCCCAGGAAGCCCACGCTGGGCTACACCGTCGGGGATATCCCCTTCGAACTGCTGGCGGTGGTGCGTGTCTCCTGGTATCGCAGGGGCATGGCCTACGAGGTGGAGGAGTACAAGATCGAGGAGTCCAAGGACGCCCAAGATCAGTTCCACTACGTGGTGGGTACGGCGCTCAGGCAGGGCGCTGACGTGTGCGTACTGACCCAGTACGCACCAGAGGAGCTGGGGGTGCCGGTGTGATTCCGCCCGTGGTGGTGTTCGGGCTGACGTGGCTGCTGGGAATCCTGGCAGTCACCGTCTATCTGACCCGCATAGCCTGAGCTGGTTCCCGCTCTGCTTTGGCATCGGGCTGCTTTGCCCAGCTTCGGCTGGGCTTTGCTGTATTGGCGGTCTAGCCGTGGCTGCCAATACTTGAAAGGGTTGGCCGGTGGTGGGTCCTCACGCGGTGTCCACCTGGTTCCCG